AGATTCAAATCACGTGGAGGGTGCCTCTTTGCCAACTTATAGAGGAAGTGTAATTATATCGTCTGGAGGAGGTGCTACTACTAGTAATGGTGGTTTAGAATTTTTTGCAGCAGATAGTGGGGCTGGTTATGGTGCTAGAATAACTTCTCCCGATTTAGGTACGGGAGATACTCCTATATATTTTCAAACAAGAAACAATAGTACTAATTGGACTGATAGAATGACAATCAAGTCTACTAATGGCAATGTAGGTATTGGAACAACTAGTCCTTCAAGTAAACTCCATATCAGTTTAACAGGTTCAGAATCTGTGAAAATTGATGCTGCTAATGGGACAGAGCCTTGGTTGTATTTAAGAAGCAATGATAATCTTTCAAAAGGTGTCATACAATCATCTAACGCAGGGTTAAGATTCTTAAATGCATCTAACAATACTAATTGGATGACAATTGACGGGTCTACTAACAATGTAGGTATAGGAACTACAAGTCCAGATACTAAGCTTCATTTGTACGGGCCAGGTAGTGATACAGATTTAGGTTTAAAGATAACGAATGGAAATGGCGCTGATTTATACTTTAGAAAGAAATCAGGGTTTAATAATACGCTTGAGATAGGAAATATAAACAATGACATAGATATTCAAGCAGGTGGTACATCTAGGATTTTTATTGAAAGCTCGAATGGCAATGTAGGTATAGGAAGAACTAGTCCTAGTTACAAATTAGATGTTAATGGCACATTAAGAGTGTCAAGCACTGCATATTTAAACAGTACTACGTATTTAGGAGCTAATACATACACTTATGGCACATTAACATTCCAAGGTGATTATGATGATGTAAGGATGATTGCTAGTAGTTCTGGTTACGGGGGAATTACATGGAATACTTCATCAGGGGATTCAATGCATCTTGATGGTGATTTTGGGTATTTAGGTTTAGGCGGCGTAACTTCACCAAGTTACCAATTACAGTTAGGCATAAATTCAGCAGCTAAACCGACATCAAGCTTATGGACAGTAGTATCTGATTTGCGTGTAAAAGAAAATATAAGACCTTATACATCTGGATTAAATGAAGTATTACAAATTGAGCCAAAACTATTTGATTATAATGGCAAAGCTGGGTTTGAAAAAACAAAAGACAACATAGGCATTATAGCGCAGGACATGATTACTATTATGCCCGAAACTATTAATACTTACCAAGCAAAACTAAATGAAAATGATGAAGACAAAACAGAGCTTTATAATTTCGACGGTCACGCTATAACCTTTGCTTTAATAAATTCTATAAAAGAATTACAACAACAAATAACCGATTTAAAAACAGAGATAGAAATAATTAAAACTAAATAATTATGATAACATACGATTGGAACTGTAAAACTGTAGACGTAATGCCTGCGAAAGATGGATTTAATAATGTAATATTCCAAGTGCACTGGATTGTTACTGGAACATCAGATGATGAAGAGCCAGTATCAGCAACTGTATATGGAGTTGAATCCTTAGATATAGACAGTATTACAAACTTTACATCATTTGAAAATATTACTAATGAACAAGTTGCTACTTGGGTAATAGATAAAATGGGTGATTATAGAGTTTCTAAAATTGAAGATAACATTAATAAACAAATAAATGAAATTAAAAACCCGAGCCGCGTTACAATGACGATAGCTAATTAATTTTTTGTATATTTGCTAAAAACTATAATAAAATGAAAATCAAAGAAGAACAATTAAAACTTATCAAACAGAGCCAATTAGAATTAAACAATGTTCTATTAAACATAGGTGCTTTAGAATCTCAAAAGCATGGGCTTTTACATCAATTAGCTACGTTAAATGAAAATGTAGATAATATCAAAAAAGAACTTGAAAAGGAGTATGGTGTTATTTCTATTAATTTAGAGGATGGATCATATGAGCCTATAAAAGAATAGTAGTCATGTCTATAATAAGAAAAATAAGTATAGGTTCTGACTATAAATCTAGTTCAATGCACTATATCCATCGTCAAGAAGTGTTGAATGGAAATTATATTATACACCTTATACAGTACGATAATAACTCTAATTCATATAATATATGGATAGAGAGTAATGGAGAGATATTGCTTTGGAAGCAATTTAATCACAACATGCCAGTATCATTAGAATATAATATAGACTTTTAATGAAATCACCGTTTAACTTCATTGTAAGACCTTACAATGGCAGAAGATACGATAATATTAAAAAGATAGGTGATGTAGATCTTATAATAAGTTCATCACAGGAGGATCATACAGTCTCTAATAGATACGCAACAGTTATATCTACTCCGATATCATATTCTGGCGAAATAACTCCAGGAGATACTCTTATTGTGCATCATAATGTATTTAAGTATTTCTACGATATGAAGGGTCGTCAGAAAAGTGGTAAGAGCTTCTTGATTGATGATTTGTTTCTTGTTGATGATTTTCAATACTATTTGTATAAGCATAATAACGAGTGGAAATCCAAGGATGAATTTTGTTTTATAAAACCAATAGATAAAGAGGAATTTTATTTATCATCAACAGGATCAGAGCAACCATTAATGGGGACTGTGAGGTATACGAATAATATATTAAAATCTTACGGAGTAAATGAAGGGGATATTGTTTCTTTTAAGCCAGATGCTGAGTACGAATTTAATATAGATGGTGAAAAGCTTTATAGAGTAATGACTGACTGGATAACATGGACTCAAGAAAAATAAAAATAGATATAATACGTGCGGCTGAAAAGGCTGTTATGGAACTTATAAAGGTTGCAGAAGAAGGTATTATTAAAAAAGATTTTGATGACATGTCTCCTGATTTAGCAGCTGATAGACTTAAAAATGCAGCTGCATCAAAAAAATTAGCTATATTCGATGCTTTTGAAATACTAAACAGAATAGAGTCTGAGAAAAGTATGCTAGAGGAAGACAATTCATCAAACAAAAACATGAATAGTTTTGCAGAGAGAAGAGCTAAATAAAATAATACTACCACAAGTATTAAAAAATAAAAACAAAGCGAAATCGTTTTCTTATGGTTATGATGAGAAATACGATATGATTGTTATATCTAAGAATGGAACCGTAGGGGAAATATGGAATATTAACGGTCTACTAATAGCTCTTCCTCAGATTCCAGAAAACATACATAAAAGATCTAATAAAAAAGACGACCAATATTGGGAACCATTTGAGTATCCATCTCAACTTTCAAATATAAAGAGCATATTTCAATGGAATCAGGCACCAAAAGAGTTCAAATCTAAGTGGGTTGATTATATAGAAAATGAGTTTGACAGTAGGGAACAAGGCATGTGGTTTATGAACAACGGCACTCCTACGTACATTACAGGAACTCATTATATGTATTTGCAGTGGACAAAAATAGATATTGGACATCCAGAGTTTCGAGAAGCTAACAGATTGTTTTTTATATATTGGGAAGCGTGTAAAGCTGATAATAGGTGTTTTGGAATGGTGTATCTAAAAATAAGACGTTCTGGTTTTTCTTTTATGTCTTCATCAGAAGGTGTTAATACTGCAACATTGGCAAAAGACGCAAGAGTAGGTATTTTATCTAAGACTGGAGCTGATGCTAAAAAAATGTTTACAGATAAGGTTGTTCCTATATCAAGCAATTATCCTTTCTTTTTCAAGCCTATTCAAGATGGTATGGATAAACCAAAGACTGAGTTAGCTTATCGCGTACCTGCTTCTAAGATTACAAAAAAGAATATGCATGAGTTAGATCAAGACTTGATAGATGGTCTTGACACGACTATAGACTGGAAAAACACTGACGATAATAGTTATGATGGGGAAAAATTATTACTACTGTTGCATGACGAGAGCGGAAAGTGGGTAAAACCTAATAACATATTAAATAACTGGCGCGTAACTAAAACGTGTTTAAGGCTTGGTAGTAAGATTATTGGAAAATGTTTAATGGGTTCTACTTCTAATGCTCTTGATAAGGGTGGTGATAATTTCAAGAAGCTTTATTACGATTCAGATACAAGTAATAGAAACGCTAATGGACAGACTAAAAGTGGATTATATAATCTATTCATTCCAATGGAGTGGAACTTAGAAGGTTTTATAGATAGATACGGTATGCCAGTTTTAGAAACTCCTAAAAAACCAACATATAGTAGTAGTGGAGAATTAATAAAGAGCGGTGCAATAGATTACTGGGATAATGAGGTTAAAAGTTTAAAGAACGATTCAGACGCTTTAAATGAGTTTTATAGACAGTTCCCAAGAACAGAGTCTCATGCTTTTAGAGACGAAAGCAAATCATCTTTGTTTAATCTTACAAAGATATACCAACAGATGGATTACAATGACAATCTCATAAGGGATAATGTAGTTGTTAGAGGTTCATTTCATTGGAGAGATGGTGTAAAAGACACAGAGGTTATATGGGTTCCAAATAATAATGGAAGATTTTTGATTTCTTGGATACCTAATAAAAAATTACAAAATAATGTTTTAATAAAGAATGGATTAAAGTATCCTTCAAATTCGCATATAGGCGCATTTGGGTGTGACTCTTATGATATATCTGGAACCGTTGGTGGTGGAGGGTCTAATGGTGCGTTACATGGCTTGACAGGATTTCATGTAGATGATGCTCCTGTAAATCAGTTTTTTTTAGAGTATGTAGCTAGACCTCAAACAGCAGAAATTTTCTTTGAGGATGTTCTTATGGCGTGTTTCTTTTATGGAATGCCTATACTAGTAGAGAACAACAAACCGAGGCTATTATACCACTTTAAGAATAGGGGTTATAGAGCATTCTCTATTAATAGACCAGATAAACCATCTAGAAAGTTATCTTCAACAGAGAAAGAACTTGGAGGTATACCTAACACGTCTGATGATGTAAAACAAGCACATGCATCTGCTATAGAAACATACATAGAAAAGTATGTTGGGATAGACTCTGAAGGTGTTTATAGAGACTCTGATGAAATGGGTTCTATGTATTTCTCTAGAACATTAAATGATTGGGCTAGGTTTGACATAAACAATAGAACGAAGTTTGATGCATCTATTAGTTCAGGTCTTGCGATCATGGCAAATAAAAAGCATACATATCAAGAGGTTAAAAAAGAATCAAAAATAAGCATTAACTTTGCAAGATATAATAATAAAGGAAGATTTAGCGAAATAATTAGATGAAAGAAGTAAAAATATCTATAAATCCATCATCATTCCCAAGTCAATATGTTCCAGATTCTAAAAAAAATACTAAAGAGTTTGGTCTTCAAATAGGACAAGCTATTCAGTATGAATGGTTCAGAAGGGATAATGGTGGTTCTAAGTTTTATAACCAATGGGATTCTTTCCATAAACTTAGATTATATGCTAGAGCAGAACAATCTGTTGCGAAGTATAAGAACGAACTATCTACTAATGGAGATTTGTCTTATATGAATCTTGATTGGACTCCAGTTCCTATTATTCCTAAGTTCATAGATATCGTTGTAAACGGTATGTCTGACAGGCTTTTTGAAGTTAAAGCATACGCTCAAGATGCTATGTCAGCTGAGAAAAGAAATAGATATCAAGATAACCTTGAGGCTGATATGGTGTCGAAAGATTTGTTAACCCAAATTAAGAATGACTTAGGCGTAGACGCATTTAATACTTCTCCAGACAATCTTCCAGAAAATGATGATGAACTTCAGTTGCATATGCAACTTAACTATAAATCATCTATTGAGTTGGCAGAAGAGGCAGCTATAAACACTATTCTTTTAGAAAACAAGTATGAGGATACTCGTAAGAGAATAATATATGACATAACAACTTTAGGGATAGGATGTGCAAAGCATGAGTTTTTACCTGGAGCAGGTATAGTTACTAACTATGTTGATCCTGCTAACGTTGTGTATAGTTATACTGAGGACCCAAACTTTAATGATTGCTTTTATTGGGGAGAAATAAAGACTGTGCCTATAACGGAAGTTTTGAAGATTGACCCAACAGTTTCTAATGATGATTTAGAAAAGATATCAAAATATAGTCAAGACTGGTACAATTACTTTAAGTCAACTCAATATTACGATAATTCGTTATTTAACAATGATAGCGTAACTCTTTTATATTTTAACTATAAGACAACTAAGAAAATAGTTTATAAAAAGAAGAACGATAAGATAATAGAAAAAGATGATGACTTCAATCCTCCAAAAGAAATGATGGAAGAAAGAGGGTTTGAAAAAATTGAAAAAACTATTGAAGTATGGTATGAGGGAGTAATGGTTATGGGTACAAATATAGTACTTAGGTGGGAGTTAGCGAAAAATATGATTAGACCTAAGTCAGCATCTCAAAATGTTATGCCTAATTATGTTGCTTGTGCCCCTCGTATGTATAAAGGAAACATAGAGTCTTTGTTAAGACGTATGGTACCATTTGCTGACCTTATACAGATGACGCATCTCAAATTACAACAGGTTATACAGAAAGTAGTACCAGACGGTATTTTTATAGATGCTGACGGTATTAATGAGGTAGACTTGGGTAATGGATCTAAGTACAGCCCTGAGGACGCATTAAGACTTTACTTTCAAACAGGTTCTGTTGTTGGTAGGAGCTATACTCAGGATGGTGAGTTTAATAACGCTCGTGTACCAATACAAGAACTATCAAAGAATTCAGGTCAAGGTAAAATAGCTAGTTTAATAGGAAGTTACAATCATTATCTACAAATGCTTAGAGATGTAACTGGATTGAACGAGGCTAGAGATGGATCTATGCCAGATCCAAATTCTTTAGTTGGATTACAGAAATTAGCTGCATTAAATAGTAATACAGCTACAAGACATATACTTGACGCTTCATTAGATATAACAAGAGATTTAGCTGTCGCTTTATCATGTAGGGTTTCAGATGCATTGGAGTATTATCCTTACAAAGAGGAGCTTATAATGCAAATAGGAAAACATAACGTAAACCTACTTAATGAAATAAAAGATTTACACATATATGATTTTGGTATATTTATAGAAATGGCTCCTGATGACGAGCAAAAGCAACAGCTAGAGCAGAACATACAGATGGCACTTTCTAGAGATTCTATAGATTTAGACGATGCAATAGATATACGTGAGGTTAGAAATGTTAAGTTAGCTAATCAACTTCTTAAACTTAAAAGAAGGAAAAAAGAAAAATCTAGACAAGAGTATGAGATGCAGAAGATACAGCAACAACAACAAGCACAATTGCAATCGCAGCAGTATGCAGCTCAGGTAGCGACTCAAAAACTACAAATGGAGGCTCAGGCTAAAATGCAGATTTCACAGGCAGAGGCTGGATTTGAATTAGAAAAACTTAGAGGAGAGGCTGAATTGAAGACGCAGTTAATGCAACTTGAGTTTAATTTAAACATGCAACTTAAAGGCGTAGATTCTCAAATACTTCAAAATAGAGAAGATAACAGAGAAAAATCAAAGGCTGATAGAATAAGTAAACAAAACAGTCAGCAATCAAAATTAATTGAACAAAGGAAGAAGGATTTACCTCCTATAAACTTTGAATCTAATGAGGATTCTCTAGATGGATTTGATTTATCTGAGTTCGAACCTCGTTAAAAATACAAATAATACTAATGCGTATTTTTGCGCCATAAATTAAATTTAATATGGAATTAAAAGTAAAAGAGGTTGCAGGACCTGGACAAAAATCTATTCAAGAAGTCGAAGAGGTTTTATTAAACCAACAAGAAAATATAGATAATAGTCCAGAGGTAGTAAATACTGAAGAACAACCTACAGATGAAAAGCCAAGTTTTGGCGAACAAGACGTTCTTTCATTTATTAGAGAAAGATATAACAAGGACATAAGTTCTGTTGATGAATTGATATCTCAGAGAGAGGTTGATACTGAATTACCAGAAGACGTGTCTGCGTTTTTAAAGTATAAAAAAGAAACTGGTCGAGGAATAGAGGACTTTATGAAAATAAATGTTGACTATGATAAGATGAATGAAGACCAGATGTTGCGAGAATATTATTCTAATACAGAATCTGACTTAGATCAAGAGGATATAGAGTATATTATTAGTGATAAGTTTTCATATGATGAAGATTTAGATGAAGACTCAGATATTAAGACTAAGAAAATCGCAAAGAAAAAAGAACTTGCAAAAGCTAAAAAATATTTTAATGATTTAAAAGAGACGTATAAGGTTCCTGTCGAGTCGAAAGGATTGCCTGTTAATGATGAAGAATTAGAAGATTATAAGGCTTACAAGGATTATATATCACAATCGCAAAGTATTCAAGAGCAAAATCAAAAGAGAGCAGAATACTTCACACAGAAAACACAGGAATTGTTTAGTGATGACTTCAAAGGTTTTGAATTTAAAATTGCTGACCAAAGTATGGTGTTTAATCCTGGTGATGTAACTGAAACTCGCAAAATGCAGTCTGACGTAAATAACTTTATTTCAAAGTATTTAGATGAGAATGGAATGGTTAAAGATCATGTTGGATATCATAAAGCTTTAAGTGCTGCGTTAAACCCTGATAAATTAGCTTCTTACTTTTATGAAAAAGGAAAGGCTGATGCAGTAGGGGATGTTACTAGGAAATCTAAAAATATTGACATGAACCCTAGAAGCACTCCTCAACAAATGAACGCAGACGGAGGTTTTAAGGTTAGAGTTCTTGATAGCGATAGCGGGAGTGGATTAAAAATTAGAAAACGTTAAACATTAAAAAAAATTAAAAAATGGCTTATACATTAGGTGGATCTGTGAGTTTAACTCCAGCTCCTAGCCAGGTTACATTACCTGGTGCTTACATTACTGATTTCAATTTCTTGAATCAATACTTACCTGACACTTACGAAAAAGAATTCGAGCGTTACGGTAATAGATCTGTTAGTTCTTTCCTTAGATTGGTTGGAGCTGAAATGCCTTGCAACTCTGACTTAATCAAATGGTCTGAGCAAGGTAGATTACATATTAAATATGAGGGTGTAACTCTTGACGATGCTGTTGTAGCTGGTAACGATTCAGTTCTTATCAATATTACTGGACATGCAATTAGAAAAGGTCAAACAATCATGGTATCTGACGGTACTTCTGGTGGTTCTGGGTTAAGCTTTAAAGGTATTGTTACAGCTACTACTACAAACACTATTACTGTAGGTTTATACAACGGTTCAGGTCTTCCAGCGGTTTCTGGATTATCTGGTGGTGATAACACTGCTACTGACTTAGACGTATTCGTTTACGGTTCTGAGTTCAAAAAAGGCTCTAACGGTATGGAAGGTGCTTTAGAAGCTCCTGCTGATGACAAAGACAATAACCCTATTATCATTAAAGATAAGTATAGCGTATCTGGTTCTGATATGGCTCAAATCGGATGGGTTGAAGTTACTACTGAAAACGGTGCATCTGGTTACTTATGGTACTTGAAGTCTGAGCATGAGACTCGTCTACGTTTCGAAGATTACTTAGAAACATCTATGATTGAGGCTGTTCCTGCTGAGTCTGGTTCAGGTGCTATTGCTGCTGGTGGAGACTTAGGAAACAAAGGATCTAAAGGTTTATTCTATGCTATTGAGCAAGATGGTAATACTACTACTGGTGCTTTAGCTACATTGGCTGATATCGATGCTGTTGTTGCTCGTTTAGATAAGCAAGGTGCTATTGAAGAAAACGTTCTTTTTGTTAACCGTGCTTTGTCTTTCGAAATTGATGACGTATTAGCTGCTCAAAATAACTTTGGTTCATCTGGTGCTTCTTTCGGTTTATTTGATAACGATAGAGATATGGCTCTTAACTTAGGATTTAACTCTTTCCGTCGTGGTTATGATTTCTAAATCTGACTGGAAATACTTAAACGATGCTACTATGCGTGGTGGTATTGTTGGTGGTGCTGTAGATGGTGTATTAGTACCTGCTGGTTCTACTACTGTTTACGATCAAATCCTTGGTAAAAACGCTAAGAGACCTTTCTTACACGTTCGTTATAGAGCTTCTGAAACTGAAGATCGTAAGATGAAATCTTGGATTGTAGGTTCTGCTGGTGGTGCTACTAATAGCGATTTAGACGCTATGGAAGTTCACTTCTTGTCAGAAAGAGCTTTATGTACTTTAGGTGCAAATAACTTCTTCTTATTCAAGTAGAAATAAACTATAAGGTAGGGGTCGCAGATTGCGACCTCAACCTTTATATTATAAACTTTAAATTAAAATTAAAATGAAAAATCAAACAGTCTTAAAGGACAAAGTCTACAGACTAAAAGGTAGCACAGCTCCTATTGTGTTTATCCTAAATTCACGTAACTCACGTAGAAAACCATTATTATATTTTGACGGAACACGAAATCGTGCGCTTCGTTATTCAACAAATCAGCAATCTCCATTTGAGGATGAGCAGGACAATAATGCAATATTAGAGCCTGTAGTTTTTGAGGATGGAATGTTATTTGTATCTCACAGAAATCCTGTTCTTCAAGAGTTTTTATCATTACATCCAGGGAATGGAACTGTGTTTGAAGAAATAGATAACGAGAAAGATGCTAGCAGTGATATGGAAGTTCTTGACGCTCAATTAGAAGCTCAAGTTGCATCAAGAGATTTAGATATTGAAATGTTAGAGACTATTGGACGTATAGCGTTGAGTTTAAATGTAGACAAGATGTCCACAGCTGAACTTAAAAGAGACGTAAGATTATACGCTAGAAACAATCCACAAGACTTCTTAAACACTTTAAATGACCCTATGCTTAAACTTCAGAGTTTAGCGTCTAATTGTTTTAGTAGTGGATTATTAATATTAAAAAATAAGGGCAAGGATATATACTTTAACCTTCCTTCAAATAAAAAGAAACTATTGAGTATACCATTTGGAGACTCTCCAGTACATACATTAGCTTCGTTCTTTCAAACAGATGATGGTATTGAGTTGATGTCTATGTTGGAAAACAAATTAAAAGACTAGTATTCCAAATTGCGATATACAATACAGAACCCTTTCAGCGATGATAGGGTTTCTTTTTTTTGATTATCTTTGCATAAAATATTACCAGATGATAAATAGTGTAAGGAATACTGTTTTGGCAATAGCCAATAAGCATAACTTTGGATATATTACACCAGCCGATTTTAACCTTTATGCAAAACAGGCTCAATTAGATATATTTGAGGATTACTTTTATAGATACAACGATTGGATTACTAAACAAAACTCTAGAGTTTCAGGTAGCGGATACGCGAATATAGTAAAAAACTTAGAAGAAGTTATAGATACTTTTTCGTCTACATATACACCTAACTACGATGCGTCGCCAGTACTACCTTTACCTGACGACTATTACTTAATAAGCGTTGTAAAGTATGCGTCTAAAGAGGTTGAGAGAGTTTCTCAAAACAAGATATTAAACCTTATGTCTTCAAACCTTACATCACCAACTATAGCTTATCCCGCTTATGTTATGGATGGGGACAATATAACTGTATATCCTAGTAGTATAGGCACGTCAGTTACTATTCAGTATATAAGAAAACCATTGGATCCAAAATGGACTTATTTTCCTCTTGGAGAAAACGATAGCGAGCCAGCATTTAACCAAGGCGCTAACGACTATCAAGATTTTGAGTTGCCTGCTACTGATGAAAAAAATATAACGATGAGGATATTAAAATATGCAGGAATATCAATAAGAGAAGCTGATTTGTATAACGCAGGCGTGGCTGAAGAAACTAAAGAATCACAAAAACAAGGATAATGGCATATTTAACTGGATATCAGTATTACGAAAATGGAGGTAATTTACCTGAAGATCAGAACTGGGGTTCTTATCAGTATGCATCATTGCAAGACATTGTAAATAACTTTGAGCTTATGTACGTAGGCAATGACAAGTTAATAAACAATGTTGAGAGATACAATATATTATTTCATGCTAAGAGAGGAATACAGGAATTAAACTATGACGCATTAAAAGAAACTAAGATAGTTGAGTTGACTGTTTGTGATAATGCAACAGTTATACTTCCTGATAACTATGTAAATTGGGTAAGAATATCTTTATATAAGGATGGAATACTTATGCCTCTTGAGGAAAACATCAACACAAACTTCGCTGACAGTTACCTACAAGACAATGACTGCAAGGTTCTTTTTGATGAAGATGGCAATATATTGATGGGGACATCTATAATAGACTCTGATCGTAT